CTAGCGGAACAGACCGGACAACCACCCAGACGAGCCGGGTGCCTGCCTGTCGAAGGCGCCGGTCATGCTGCCGAGACCGGCGACACCCGCGGCGAGGCCGAGACCCTGCTGGAGGAGCGACGGCTGCGGGGTGCGCTGAACGTTCGTCCCGGTCATGCTGCCGCCCATACCGGCGATCGGATCCACGATCCCGGAGTAGAGCCCAAGCTGCTTCCACGGGCTCGCCTGCTGCTCGGCGAACTGCTGCTGCGCGGCATCGAGCTGGCCCTGGCGATCGGCATCGAGCGCCGCACCAACGCCGGCCAGGGTCAGGCCCGGCGCCTGCAAATTCTTGATATTCTGGTCGACCATTCCGAGCCCGGCCATCGCCGCGGCCCGGTCCGCCTGGGCGGCCGACAGCTTCAGGCTCGACTTCGACATCTCGTTCTGGATGTTCTGATTGTCGACGCCGGCCAGGGCCGTCGCGCCGCCGAGCGCCGTCGTGTTCGTGTCGTTGTAGAGCCCGGCCCCGGACAGCGCGAGGCCGGCGTTGATCTGCTCGGCGTTGTTGATGCTCCCATACAGCCCCTGCTGGAGGCTGGTCCGGGCGTTGCGCGAGCTGTCGATCGCCGTGGCCGCCTGCGCCTGCCGGGTGCGCTCGTTGTCGTAGTCGGTGTAGCGCGCCTGCGTGCCGATCGCGCCGAGGGAGTCGGCGATCGTCGCGGCGTATCGGCCCGAGCCGGTGCGGCCCGCCGCGCCCATCTGTTGGGCGATCTTCGAGGCCGCCTCGCCCTGGCTCCGGCCGATCACCGCGTCGAGGTACGGGTTCGCGCCGCCCAGGAATTTGCCGTCGGCGGCGTCCTGCAGCGACTTCTCCGTCTGGGTCTGGCCGGACAGGGTGCCGAGCAGGCCGGTGTAGCCGTCGGTCGAGAGGTTATAGTCGCCTCGGGTGAGCGCCCGCGCCGTCGAGTAGGCGAGGTTGTTCGGGTCGGCCATCGTGTCGGCGAGCGACGAGATGCGCGACGTGTCGATCTTCCCGACGCTGTCGAGGCCGGAAAGCGCGGACTGGATGCCGGACGTGGTGCCGCCGTTCTGCAGGAGACCGGTCAGGTAGCTGTTGCCGGCCTGGGCCGCGCCCTGGCCCGCGCTGGCGCTTCCCGCGATGCTGTCCAGGGCGGCGAGCGAGGTGTCCCCGAGGCCGGCGTAGCGCTGCCCGCCGTAGACCTGCGAGCCGACGCCCGAGTTGTACGCCGCGGTCGCGCCGGAGAGCACGCCCTGGAGCGCGGGCTGTGCCGGCGCCCACGGGTCGTTGTTCTGCTGCTGGACCGTGGTCTGGGTCTTGGTACCGCCGCCCATGTCAGGCCCCGATGCGCTTCGTGAAGTGGTGGCCGAGCTCGCAGGGCGCGGCGGTGTAGTCCGGCAGCACGCGGGCCCAGCCGCGGCGGCCGACGAACTCGACGGTGGTGCAGCCCAGCCGGGCCGCGCCGCACTCGACGGCGGCGATGACGGCGCCCCACGGGCCCGCCGCGCGTCCGCCGAGGGACAGAACCCAGCAGGACAGGCGGCCGCCGCGGTGCTGGCGGACCTGCGTCACGCCCGCCGCCACGAACCGGTCACCCTCGAAGATCCCGACGAGCTGGGCCTCGCCCGCCGCGCACCAAGCCAGCAGGCCGGCCACGGTCAGGTCGCAGCGGGGCAGGGCGCAGGCAGCGCCCAGGCATGCCTCGACGCACTCGGCGAGGTCAGGCGCGAGCGGCATCGACAGGGGCTGGAGACGCATCAGGCCCGGCGCATCTCGAAGCGGAAGGTGCGGTCGGTCGCCGGGTTCAGATCGTGCCCGACCGTGAAGCTGCCCCGGTCGGCTGAGACCAGCCACACCGTTGCCTTCGACGCGGATTCCGTGACCGGGACCCAGCGCGGCAGGGCGCCCAGGCTGCAGTTCTCGCAGGGCACCTTCGTGCGCGAGACCCCGTTGGCCAGGGTGAAGGTGTCCGCCGAGATGGCGTTGGTCGCGCCGCGCGCGAGGTCGTCGATCGCGCGGCTGAAGAGGGAGAGGTCCTTTTCGTTCCGGCCGGGGACGTTCATCGCGAGCCCTCCGCCGTCGCGTCCGGCTCGATCGCCGAGACGTAGGACCAGGTCGTACCGGCCGGGATCCGCACCCGGGCGCGGTGGTAGCGGCCCGAGGCGCGGGTCGGCGCGATGCGCTCCACGGTCGGCGCGGTCTCCGGCAGCCAGCGCGGCGGCGCGGAAGCGGCGAGGCTCTCCCGGACGCCGACGGCCACACGCCAGTCGTCGGCGTCCGTGTCCACGCGGGCTCCGCGCAGGAAGGCCCGGTTCGGCCGCGCGAGCATCGCGTCGGGCGTCTGCACCACCGCCTCGAGGGCGGGCCCGTCGAGCACGGCGAGGCGGTTGTCGGTCGTCATCACCGCGAGCAGCGTCGCGCCGCCCTGGTACATCGGGTCATCAAGCGAGGGCTGGGCCGGGTCGTCGATCGACCCCTCGATGCTGTCGATCGACACGTCGGGCGTCGCCGCCGACATGCCGAAGCGGAGCGGGGTGGCCAGGAACGACCAGCGGTCGAGGAGCCAGTCGTACAGCAGCGCCTCGCCCAGCAGGGACGGGTCCGCAGCGTCGGTGCCGGCGAGCCGGTAGGCGAACAGGATCCGCTCGCCGGTCGGGTCACGGAACGCCACCGTCATGCCGACGCGCTCCGGGTCGACGCGGCCCTGGAAGAACCGGTTCACCCGCTCGGCGCCGATCGGCGTGGACGGGCCGCCGCCGATCACCAGGGCATAGAAGCCATCGCGGTCGAGGAAGAAGATGCGCGGCCCGACCTTGGCGATGCACCAGGGCGCCACTGCGCCGCGGTTCTCCTCGAGCACCGAGCAGTCGAACACGTTCCCGGAATCCGGGCTCAGCGTCATGCGCCGGATCGCCCGCTCCTGGAAGATCACGCCATACTCGCCGCCCGCGAAGCCGGTGATGGCGCCGCCGTCGGGGAGCTGCTGCTCGTCGCCGGTCTGGTCGAGCTGGCCGAGCGGCCACTGCTCGATGTTGCCGCTGTTCGACCAGCGCACCGTCTGCGGCGTGTCGGGCAGGCCTGCGAGCACGAGGAAGTCGCCGACGACGCCCATGTGCCGGGCCCGGGGCGGCTTGCCGCCGAGGTCCGCGAACGGCTGCGTGCCGGCCTGGAGCACGTCGATCGTCGCCTTCTGCACCGGGGTGCCGGCCGAGCAGGCGAGCAGCAGGGTGCCGTAGACGACGAAGGACCAGTAGTCCCCCGGCGGCACGCTGTAGGAGGTGCTCGGGTTCGTCACCTCGTGCCACGCTTGGTCCGTCGTCTTGTAGACGAACAGGCCCTTCGACGTGCCGGCCACGTAGATCGGGAAGTTGTAGGTCGGCGAGAACACCGCGATGGCGCCGCGGCACTCCGCCGGCAGGGCGAGCGACAGCGGCACCGGCGCCAGGACCGGGCCGTACCCGTCCGAGCGCGGCACCACGTTCGTGGCGACCGCCGAGACCGAGGCGTCGACCGAAGCCCTATCGGGCGCGAACGGCGCCAGCTTGATCGGGTCCATGCTACTCGGGCCGCGCCACGGCCTGCGTCGAGGCCTGGATCTCGGCCGGGCGGCCGGTGCGCTTGGCGACCTTCGCCGTGTCGGCCTTGATCCCGAGCGCGGCCAGGACCTGGAGCATCAGGCCGGTATGCGCCTGGACCGCGGCCGGATCCTTCTGGAACAGGTAGGCCTCCGCCAGGACGGCGTAGAGGTAGGCGTCCGGCGCCTTGGCCAGCAGCCAGTTCTTCGGCGCGTCGGAGGTCAGCGGCGGGATCGCTGCGTAATAGGCCAGCGTCACCACGCCGGGCTTCTCCGGCACCATGCGCACCTTGCCGGCGCGGATCGTGAAGTACTGCGGGTCGCCGCCCGGGCGGTGCCGGAAGCGCGCCTCCGGGCTGTCGGCCTCCGCGAAGGTCGGGCGCGCCGTCCGGCCGGAGCCGGCCCAGGACACCGCCAGCCACTCGATGAAGTCGGCCGGCAGGTCCATCACGGCGACCGGCGCCGCGGCGGTACCGCCGCTCGCCTCGCTCTCCATCTCGCGCGCGCGCAGGATCGCGTTGAAGTGGCTCTCGGCGAGCGCGATGAAGCCCGGCACCGCGTCCGCCAGATCCGGGCGGGCGATGTAGTCCAGCACGGCGGCCTGGAGGCTCGCCAGATCGGTGATCGGTGCGGCCACGGCTGCCTCAGAGATAGTAGGCCTGCACCTGGCCGGTGGAGGCGATGACGTTCGAGCGGCCGCGCAGCGCGGCCAGCTCCTCGGCGATGATCTCAGCCTGATCCCGGGCCATCGCCGGATTGCGCAGCACGTTGCGGGCGAGGTGCCGCTTCGCATAGGCCGCGATCAGGCTGGAGGCCTCATCGGTCCAGGCGTTGGCGTCGTCGAGGGGCGGCGCCGGCAGCCGGAAATGCGCCATGAGCCGCACCGTCCAGGCGTCGGACGGCATCGGCCACAACCGGACGGACCGGTCGAAGTACGAGTAGGCGCACGGCCGGGACTGGCTGGTCGGCTCGTCCGCCCCCTCGATCCAGGCCTCGTTGATCCGCCGGAGGATCGTCGGCGTGTCCCCGTCGAGCAGGACGGCGCTGTCGATCGCCATCAGGTCGGGGATGTCGCTGGCGTCGCCGGACGCGTAGACGTCGGCGCCCGCCATGGTCTGGAAGGTCACGAAGCCTTCGTTGAAGAAGAACCGATCCGGCTGGTAGAACCGGATCGCCCGGTCAACGGCCGTCGCGATCTGCGGGCCGAGGTCCGCGCGCTCGATGTCGTCCGCGATCTCCGCGTACAGATCGGCGAGCGTCGGCCGCCCGTCCTGTGTCGGCATCGGGCACCGTCTCCGTCTTCGAGGGCGACGGCGGGGCGCTGGGCTCCGCCGCCAGGACCGCCGCGCCGAGGTGCAGCAGCATCCAGGCCGACATCAGCCGTCGTTGTTCGGCGCGTAGTGCAGGACGATCGTGGCCACGCCCGCGGCCGGGGCGCCGGCGATCGTGCCGTAGATCGGCGTGTCGGCGGCGAGGCGGCCCTTGAGGGTCGCGGTGTCGATGCGCTTCACGCCGGCCGCGGTGACGGCGGTGTCGGCCGCGGCGGCGAGGTCGTTGCCGCCGACGGAGGTGCCGAGCAGCATCGAGGCACCGGCCGAGAACGCGGTCTCGACGAGCACCAGGAGCGAGGTGATCAGCGCGCCGGCCGGGAGCGAGGCCGGCAGGACGAAGGCGCCGTTCACGTAGGACACGGTCAGGCGGACGTACTGCGACTCCTGCCGGCGATACTCGCGCACCGACGGAGACGCGGGGGGGACGTTGGTGGCCACGAGGACCTCCTGTTCAGACGGATCGGGGAAGGGCGGGAAGACGAGAGCGGGCCGGAGCGCGAGGCCCCGGCCCGGGTCAGCCGTCAGGCTGGATCAGCGGAGGCTCAGCCGGCGGGCGCGGCGTAGGTCGGGACGGTGATGACGCCGAAGTCGTCGCCGTTGAAGGTCGTCTTCTTCAGGCCCCAGATCGCCCAGGCGGAGACCTCGAGGTTCCGCTTGTGGTCGTACAGCTCCTCGTTCCAGCGGTAGCGCTCGTCGCCGCCGGCCTTGCCGTAGGCCACGGTCGCGGCCTGGGCGCCGAGGAGGACGGCGCGGCGGGTGTTGGCGACGGCCTGGGTGCCGTCGACCGAGACGCCCGGGGTGACGTCCTGGGCCTCGCGGAGCACGACGCCGTTGTACATGCCGAGCGCGCCCGAGAAGATCGGGCTCTTGCTCGACTGCATGCCGGCCATGGCCGCCTTCTGGATGTCGAGCCACTGGCCGGCCGCGGTGTTGGTCCGCAGCGAGGTGACCTGCGTGGAGTGCAGGTACATCACGTAGACCTTCTGGCCGTCGACCACGACGGGGCGGATCATCACCTTGCCCGCGGCGCCACCGGTCTTCGCCAGCTCCACCGCAGCGTCGATCAGGCTGAGGGTGAAGATGTCGCCGGCGACGAGGGCGGCGTCGTTGGCGCGGCCGTTCGGGCGCAGGATGCGACCGGTGGACGGGGCCGTGACGAGGTTGTTGCCGTTGTACTTCCGCGAGTTCTTGCCCGGCAGCGCGTTCACCGGGGTGTAGCCGCAGACGTGGGCGAAGAAGATCTTCGCGCGGCGGGTCTGGAACCAGTCGGCGATGCCGGAGCGGGCCTGCTCACGCAGGTTGAAGGGCACGCGCTGGGCGTCGATGGTGTTGTCCGACTTCACGCCGACCACGTGGCCGAGCTCGTCGATCGTCACCTTGTCGGAGTTGGTGCCGAGCTGCTCGCCATTGCCCTCGGCGACGTCGTCGGAGGTGAAGCCGTCGCCCTTGAGCTGCATGCGCAGACCGAAGGTGACCTGGTCGCCGTTGCCCTTCTTGGTCTCGGTCTTCTCCTGGATGATGGATCCGTCGGAGGTGCCGACCAGCGGGTCGATGTCGATGGACTTGTTGGCTTCGACTGCGAGCTTCTTGCTCCACAGCTTCTGGGCCATCGGATCGCCGATGCCGAAATTCGTGAACGACATGAGAAATGCCTCTAAGGGCTGGATTCCGTGGGGAGGGGTTCGTGCGGGCCGTGTCGTCGCCGCGCGGACGGAAGCCGGGCCCCAGGTGACCGTTGGGGACGGTGATCGGACGGGCGCCGTGACGTGGCGCGGACGAAGGCTGTGACGCGGCCGGGCGAGCCCTGTGACGGGGGCCAATCGGACGACCGGACACGCGAAAGCGCCCCACTGGGAACAGCAGGGTGCAGCGCGTGGGCCGGTCGGAAACTGGTGGGATGCGGGACGGGGCCTCAGGCCCGCACGTCACGCGACATTGGCGATATCCGGTGTTTCGCCCGTCGGGTCAAGCGGATCCTACTGCGTCGGCTCGCGCGCGACGATCATCACCGCGGCGCTGGCGGCCGGCGATCCGAACGGGTTCACCAACAGGCCGAGCAGCGTCCCGGAGAGCGTCGTGGTGGTCGACTGCCAGCACTTGCCGGTGGCGGCCGTCGCCGAGCGCGAGACGACGTTGCATACGAGCGGCATCGTGCCCGTGTTCACCGGGATCGGGATGATGACGGGCGTCGCCGAGACGAAGGGGCGGGCCCAGGTCACGGACCACGATCCGTCCGTGGCGCTGGTGGTCACGTTGGCCGCCTGGACCGATGTCGGGCGCGAGGCGTCCTTCGGCACGTAGCAGTTCGCCGAGCCGGCCGAGCCGTTCAGCGTGTCCGCGGTCGGGATGGCACCGCATGGCGCCGGCATCTGCGCCGCGGTGGCAAAGGCCGACAGGTCGGGCGGAGAGGCACCGGGACCGGCCGCGAGCGCGGGGGTGGCGATCAGCACCAGGATCAGGGCGACGAAGCGCACGGCGTGCCTCAGTAGCTCATCACGGCGACAGAGCCGCCCGAGGAGGCGCACGCCGCGTAGATCGCCGCCGTCGTCCGTCCGGCGGCATCGAAGGTGAAGGAGCCACCCGGGGCGATCGGGTAGCCCGTGCCGTAGGCTGTGGCCGCCGGCATGATCTCGCACGCCACCGAACCCGTGTTGGTCACGGTGCGGCGGCCGATCGGGTCCGCGGCCGAGACGAGCGTGGCGGCGGTGCCGATGGCCGAGACGCGCGCGACGCTGAAGGCGCCAGTCGCGGGCGGGTTCGCGGCCAGCGGGTTCGAGGGGGTGCCAACGGGCAGGCCCGCACCGTCGACGAGCTGATTGGTCTCCATCGGAGGCGCCGCGTGAGCGGCCCCGACGAGGAGCACCGCCAGCGCGACGACGAGGCAGGCGCGCCGCATCGGATCAGCCCTCCGCGCCCATCAGGCGGGCGAGCTTCTCCGGGTTCTTCATCGCGAACGCCTCGAAGTCCCGCTCGCTCATCGCGGCCAGCATCTCGAAGGTCACCTCGCCGGCCGGCGCGCCTCCGGCGGCCGACAGCGACTTGCCCGGGCCGGCCTGGCCAGCGGCCACGCGCTCGGCCTTTTGCGCCGGGGTCTCGGCGGGAGCGGCAACGGCCGGGGCGGCCTCCGCGGCCTTCGGGGCGAACCCGCGCGTCTTGGCGAGCGCGGCGATCAGTGCCGCCGGCGACTGGCCGCGCTGGCGGGCCGTCTGGGCGAGGTTGAACTCCTCCTCGCGGACGGTGGCGGTCGCCTCCTCCTGCGACATGCCGACGAGCTGCAGCTCCGCCACGCGACCGGCGAACAGGTGCTGGTAGGCGTCCGAGACCGTGGCATCGGCCTGGAACGCGGCGCGGAGGTCCTGCTGGTAGAAGCTGACCACCTCGTTCCGCTCGTCGTTGGCGCGGCGGGTCTCCTCGGCCTTCTTCTGGGTCTCGGTGAGCTCGGTCTGGCCGGCGCGAATGGCCTGGATCTGCTCCTCGAGATACTTCGCGTACCCGAAGATGTCCTCGTTCGGATCCGGCACCTTCGCCGGCTCGGCCGGGGTCGTGGGCTGGGCCGCGCTCGCGGGCCGCTGCATCGCCTCGTTGAGGATGCGCAGACGCTCGTCGCCGCGGGCGAACCGCTCGCGCAGGTCGGACAGCTCCTTCTCGACGGCCTTCCGACGCTCGCGCTCCTGGTGGAAGGCGCCGTGGCGGACGAACTTGCCCTTGTTCTCGTCGGGCGAGCCGGCATCGGTCTCGGTGTCGACGACCTCGCCCGGGGCCGCCTCGGGGGCAGCGGCGGCGGGGGCAACATCACCACCGGCCGGGGCACCCTCGGCGGCCGGCGCCGCGGCGGCGCTCGACGGCGCCTCTTCACCACGCTCGTAGGCGTCGAAGGCAGCCAGCTCCTCGGGGGTGAAGCCCTCGGCGTTGTCGCTGGTGGAGGCGAAGTCGTTGTCGTCCATGATGTCCTCGTAACGTGAAGGGTACGGAAGCCGGCGTGCGCCACCGGCGGGCGGAAGGGGTCAGCGCCAGCCGTCGGTGCGGCGGGGCGCGTGATCGGGCAGGGGACGGGGCGGTGGCGGCGCGCGGCGGATGCCGTCCTCCGCGATCAGCGCCGCCACGGTCTCAGGCGAGCCCTCGACCAGCAGCATCGGCACGCCGACCTTGAGCCACACCTGGGAGGCGGGCGGATCGGCCATGCCGACCTCGACCATGCCGACGTTGTCCGGGTGGACGTAGACGGCCTCACCGGGCGTCTCAGGATCGCCAGAGAAGATCCGGAGCTGGACGAGCTTCATCGACAGGCCTGCGGTTTAGAAGCCGGCCCGGCCCGGGTACTGCTCGGGCCCGGCGGGCGGCGGCAGCATCGCGAAGGGCGCCCGGTCCACGGGGAGCGGCGTCGGGGCCGGGGTGGCGTGCCGGTGCTGCTCGGGCGAGGGCGCCGCGCCCTGCGTCACCTGCTGGTGACCGTGCGCGATCTCCAGGGTGCGCCCGACCGTGTCGACCTGGTCGTACGCGCTGAGCGAGCGCTGGTGCTCGGCCTGGGCGCGCTTCAGGTCGGCGCCGGCCGCACCCTCCTCGATCTTGGTGAGGACCTGCTGCATCGCGATCTGCTTCTGCTGCTGGGCTTCCGGATCCTGCTGCTGGCTCGCGAGCAGCTCGCGCATCTTGGCGACGAAGCTGTCCGGGAACGGCGAGTAGGGAAGCACCTCGAGGAGCACCTGCGGGGTGATCATGTCGCGGATCACCGGCAGCACCGACACGAAGGTCTGCCACACGACCTGCTGCTGGTTCGGCGACGAGGGCGCCTCGTCAATGATCACGTCGAAGTCGCCCGCGGTCTGGTCGCGGAGCAGCGGGATCACCTTCTGACCCTGCGGCCCGGTGATCCGCACCAGCCGGCCGTCCGAGAGGTACCGCTGGATGAAGAAGAGCCGCACCCGGCCGATGTGCTTGCGGGCCCGCCGGAGCGCGTTGAACGCGGTGGCGAGGATGTTCATCGCCGCCTGCTTGCGGTGGATCTCCAGAATGCCGGCCTGATCGTTCTGCTGCTGGCCGAGCAGCTCCAGGTTCACGCCCGAGGAATCGCGGATGGAGCCGATCGCGAACTCCATCATCTGCCAGTGCCCGGCGGGCAGGACCGGCAGGGGCTTCTCCTTGATCGCGCCGGAGCGCAGGGCGCCGGGGTTCACCCAGGTCGTGGCGCCGGGCTTGGCCGCCGACGCCTCGAACTGCTTCATGTCCTTCACCGCCGACGTCTCGGCCAGCACGCCGCCCTTGGCCTGGCGGTTGAGCATGTCGTGCGTCTGGCTGAAGAACGTGTTGGCGAAGCGCTGCGGGTCGCGCATCGGGCGCACGATCCCGAACCACGAGCTCTTGTTCTGGTCCCGGTCACCCGTGAGGAAGGCGTAGGAGAAGCGGTCGCCGGCCGGCGCCGGGCCCTCCTCCAGCACGGTCGCGCCGAGGAACGCGCGCCGGTAGACGCGCTTCATCTGGTGGAACACCTGCACGGGCGGCATGCCCATGGCGGCGGCGCGCTGCACCAGCACCTTCGCCTGGGCCGGGTCCATGTCCAGGGGCTCGCCGGACTGCGGGTCGATGACGACGGCGACCTTCTTCCGCTCCCACCACTGCACCTCGACGATGGTGACGCGGCCGGTGCCGGCGTCGGCCGCGTCGCGGCGGTCCATCCGGTGCTCGCCGGGCTGGATCTGGTGGTGCGCCTCGCCGCCGTCGCGATCCTCCGCCCAGGCCGCATCCAGGTCGGACGGGTCGGCATCCTGGAACAGTCCCTCGGCCTCGGCCCGGTCCATCGTCTTCGCCCGGAACACCCGGCGCGCGTCGGACAGCCCGCGCTTCGTCGCGGTGTGATCCCAGAACATCTCGAGCGGGTTGACCCGGTCCTCGACGTAGGCGCCGTCCGGGTTGATCTCGTAGTCCAGCCGCTGCTCGATCACGCCGACGCCGCAGATCACGGCATCCACAAAGGCGTCGCTCTCCTCGTCCTCCGCGTCGGCCTCGTCTGCGAGGTATCGGGAGGCCTCGGTGAGCACCTCGTTCAGCGCCGCATCGCCGACCTCGCGCGGCAGGTACTGGATGTCCTGGCGGGTCGAGACCTCGGAGCCTGCGACAGCCTTGATAACAGGCAGGACGCGGTTGAACGTGATCGCCGGGCGGCCTTGCTCCTTCAGGGCGGCGAGGTCGCGCGGATCCCACTGGTGGCCGGCGACGAAGTCGAAATCGATCTTCGCCTCCTTCCGCCACTCCGACGACGCGTCGCGGTCCGCGCGGAACCACGCCCGCAGCTTGCGCATCAGCGCCTCGCGGTCGAGGGCCGCCTGCTCCTCCGGCGTCACGGCCTCGTCGGCCGGCGCGTCGGTGTCCGTCACGCCCATCCGGTACCTTCGTGAGTTTCAGAGCGCTCGCGGCGGCGGCGCCGGTCGTAGCGGTCGTTCGGGGTCTCCGGCGGCGGATCGTCCGGGCGGGGCTCGGCGATCGCGACGGCGAAGTAGCGGAAGGCGTCGGCCGCGTGGCTCGCCTCGTCGTGCAGCGGGTTCTTCGAGAAGGCCTGCGTCTTCTCGTCGACGTCGTAGCGGTAGTTCCGGAGCGACTGCAGGCCGTCCGCGCACCGCTCCTCGTCGAACCAGCACCGCGCGAAGAGCTGGCGGGCCGCGTCGATGCCGGCCGCCACGGTCAAGCGCGGCGTGATCCGCACCTCGTGCCCGGCGGCCCACATCTGCTGCTCGATGGTCCGCTCAGAGGCGAGGAGCTCGTTCTGCGCGTCGTGCGGGAGCCAGTGCTCCCCGTAGACGTAGCCCTGTTCGGCGGACCGCTCCGTCAGCACGTCGAGGTAGTGCTGAAGCGCGAAGCCGCGGTTCTCGTAGAAGTCGATCAGCCGGAACTCGAAGCCGACGATCTGGGCAAACCAGATGCTCGTTTTGTCCGCCCGGCCTAGATCCCAGAACGTGTGCACCCGCTTCGATGGGTCGAACGGGACCTTGGTGAACCGCTTCTCCCTCGCAGCGGCCAGGATCTCGTGCGTGTAGATCGCCCCGTCGAGGACCTGCTTGCAGTGGCCACCCCAGACCGTCTCGTAGGCGACAGGGTCCCGCGCCTTCAGGTCCAACGCCTCCTGCCGGAGCACGGCGGGGAACCAGGGATTGTCCTCCCAGCCGATCTTCACGACGCGCGCGCCGGTCGGCGGATGCGCCACGAACCGCTGATAGGTCTCGTCCGCCTCCAGCTCCGTGTTGAAGCTGATCCAGATCTCCGAGCCTTCCTTGCGGATGGTCGGGATCAGCACGTCCCAGGACGTTTTCGAGACGGTGCGGGCTTCTTCTACCCAACATACGTCCACGCCCTCGGTCGACTTCACCGAGGCGACGTTGTGCCGGAGCCCCTTGAAGATGAACTCGGTCCCGTTGGACCCGAGGATCCGCTTCTCCTGCGTGTCGTAGAGGTGCGACAGACCGAGGAGGTCGACCTGCTGCGCCAGCAGCGCGTGCGCCGATTCCGCGATGCTGTTCTGGAACTCGCGGGCGCAGAGCACCCGGAGCTTGCGCTGGGCGCCGAGGATCACGAGGGCCCGGCCGAACCCCCACGACTTCGCGCCGCCGCGGCCGCCGTAGGCGATCTTGTAGCGGTGCGGCTCGAACAGGAAGTCGAGCTTCTCCGGGAACTCAACCCGCATCGACGGGCGGGGCCCGGACGAACGCTACGGTGATCCCGCCATCCACCAGCGGCGCACCGTCCTTGCCGGTCAGCTCGTTCTCCCGCTTGTTCGTGAAGGCGCCACCGACCTCCTTCGCGGCCTGCGCCAGAAGCTGGGCCGCCAGCGCGATGTTGCCCTGCGTCTCCGCTCGCTCGGCGAGGCGCTGCAGCGCGCGGAGCCGCGTCACCCGATGCGAGATGCCGATCGACGCAGCATCCTCCAGGAAGGCAGCCCGCGTCGTCCGGAACAGCTCCCGGAACTGCTCACCGAGGTTCTGCCCGGCCCGGCGCTCCGGATTGTAGGACTCGACCTGCTGCGGGGAGACCGTCTCACCGAACTCGGCCTTGACCGCCTTCACCACCACCGAGGGCGGGTCGAAGCACGCAAGCTGCTGGACGATGAAGGTTTTCACCTCATCCGAGAGCACGTTCACGGCTGCGAATCCGTCAATCCGGGATCAAACTCGGCGCCCGCAGGTGCCGCACGCGCCGACGATGTCCACCTCGCACACGATCGGGGGACGGTTGGCCGCCTCGACCAGCGCCGCGGTCTGGCCCGCCGCCGCGCCGACGCCGTAGCGGGCGACGACGCCGACGAACTCCTCGACGTCGTGGCCGCGCATCGTGAAGATCGGCCGGCCCGAGGCCTTCGAGAACCGCGGGGCGCCGAACGCGTCCTTAGCCTGCGCGCAGTGGTAGAGCTCGTGCTCGACGAGGGAGCAGAACGTGGCGTCGTCGGCCTGATCCGCGAAGCCCGCGTCGAGCGTAATCATGAAGTCGGGGACGAGGCCGAACCACGCCTCAACCTGCTGGAAGAACCGGGCCCGGGCCCACTTCCCGCCCTGGATGGACGGGATCTCGGCCTGCCCGACGACACCGTTCCCGCCGCGCGCGTTCGGCACGGACGTCCACATGAAGCCGAGCGTCGCCTCGCGGAGGTGCGCGTGCTCCTCGTTCAGCAGCACCGCGTCCTCGCTGATGAAGGCGGCGCGGGCCCAGGTCTCCAGCTCGGGGGAGGGCTCGAACGGGAGCGCCGTGAGGGCGCCTTCCTGGCCGAGCAGCCGCTCCGGTGGGCGAGGGCGAGCCAGCATCAGCCCTTCCGCCGCTCGCAGAACGTCTTGTGCGTGCCGCCGGCCGGCAGGCTCAGATGCGTGGCCAGCAGGGCGCCGACCATCGGGCACTCTGTGACCAGCGCCACCGGCTGAGTGAGCACGTCGAGCGCGGTCTCGCGGGTGCAGGCCAGGCCCTCGACGCCGGCGGGGCAGGCGAGGGCGCCGGCCAGGAATCCGGACGAGGCGGCCTGCGCGGGGCGGTCGAACACCCACACCCAGGCCCAGCCGGCGACGAGCACCAGGAGGATGCCGGCGGCGTGCCGGAAGCCGACGATCTCGCGCATCAGTGCTTGGCCCGGGACGGCATGTCGCCGTGCAGCAGCATCAGGCGCTCGGCCATGACGCGCACGTCGTCGGGTACGGCCGGCCGGATCATCACGAAGGCGGCCGGCCGACGCGGGCGCAGGGCCGCAGCGGCGATGCCGGCGAACGAGGCGCCGCCGACGGTGACCAGCAGGAGCGCCAGCACCGGGATCGCGACGAAGTCGGTGTAATAGGCGGTCCGGGACATCAGCGCAGGATCCTCACCGGGATGCCGAGCAGCAGCTCCGCGTCCTCACGAGACAGCTTCGCGATCGGGCTGGACGGCGCGCCGAGGTCGGGGCCGGGGCACAGCTCGCGCTCGCCGCGGTGGACGATCGGCGCGGGGGTCGACGGCCGGGCGCCGAACACCCAGCGAAGGACGAGGCGCTTCAGCATGGCCGGGCCCGCAGCATCGCCATGGATCGGCGGACCTCGAACTCGCCGGCACGGGCCTCGTCGTACGGGGTCTCGGCCGGGAGCGGCGTGGCGGCCGGCCTCCCGATCAGCCCGTGCCGACGGAGGTGATCGCCGTAGGCCTGGGCCGCCGGGTCGCGCTGGAGGCGCTGCGCATGGCGAAGCGCCCGGTCCGCGTCGGCCGGAGTGAAGTCGGGGCGTGCGGTCACGCGAAGGCCTGGCGCAGCGCCGACGCGAACGCCGGGCGCGCGGCCTCGGCAGCCTCACGCGTGGCGAAGCCCTCCTGGACGAGGCCGCCGGCGAGATGAGCGCGCAGCAGGAAGGGACGAGGCCCAGCGGAGGGCTCGTGAACGAGTTCGATGCGCATGGAAGCCTTCGTCAGCCGATGATCGCGGCGTGGGCGCCCGGCTGCAGGACGTGCGTCTCGGTCCCGTTCCAGCGGAACAGGTACTCGATCGCGCCGCGATATTTCGGGTTGTCGGTCACGTACGCGACCGTGGAGACCGCCCAGCGGCCGCCCTTCGGCGCCGGGATGCCCTCGGCGTTCAAGCCGTCGGCGATGGCCTGAAGCGTCCGCTTGCGGCGGCGCTCCTGGTAGATCCGGCGCACGATGCGCGCCTGCTCCGGAACGACCCGAAGGCCGCCCTCCAGATCCTTCGTGTAGCCGTAGGGCGCTTGGCCCCCGGCGAAGCCGCCCTTGCCAGCCTTGGCCACGCGGCCGCCGGCAGTCCGGTCCCGGATCACGAACCGCTCATTCTCCGCCATGCCGGCGAAGATCGCGAAGAAGGTCCGACCCATCGGGTTCGAGGTGTCGATCACCGATTCCGTGACCGACCGGAAGGCGACCTCGTGCTGCTCGGCGAGATCCGAGACCGTCGTCATGGCGTGGCGGATGTCGCGGGACAGCCGGTCGATCTTCGCCACCAGCAGCACGTCGAAGGCCTTGGCCGCGGCGAGCTCTAGCGCCTGCCCGAAGGCGGGACGATCGGCGGGCCGGGTCGCGCCCGAGACACCGGGGTCGGTGAGGACCTCGATCAGCTCGTAGCCCTGGCTCTCGGCGAAGGAGCGGACCGCCTTCTCCTGCGCCTCAAGCCCGTGGCCGGTCGCGGCCTGCTCTTCCGTCGAGACCCGCAGGTACCCGAGCGCCCGTACGGCGCTGGCTGCCTTCGTCTCGGTCTGGATTTTATTCCGGGCCCGCTGGCGGCCCACACGGCGTGAGCCCGAAACCACCTGTAAGCCTCTGTTTTTGTTGATGTTTCAGCGCCTGGATGGCCGATATTTCCAAGATCTCAGGAGACCTTGGAAATGGCCTCCGATCAGGCCGCCGGACGGACCGATCGACGCCGCCGGGCGACCGTAAAGGGGACGCCCTTCGTGCTCGTGCCGGCCTGCCCGAAAGTGCGCTTCTCGACGGTGCCGATCTGAGACCGGAGCTTCCGCACCAGCGCGGCGATGCGCTTGCAGTGCGCGTCCTTAGCGTCGAGGTCCTGGTCGGCGCGGCCGGTCATGCGCGAGCGGCAGAAGGCGCGAGCCTCCTCCTCGATCGCGGTGACGATAGCGTGGGCGCTCATCGGGGACCGATCATGACATGGAACACCGCCCGCGTCTCACGGGGCAACGCCTAAGCTGTTGAGCGGGTTCGGAAAGAGGTGCCGGCCTTCTAGCCGCCGGCAAGCGGCCCCCGGTTCTTTACCCAGGTTGGGGGTCAGACAGCCTTCCGGCTCCTGCATCGCAGGTGGCAGCGGGCAGGTAGAGGCCACCCCGCCGGTCCCAGACATGCAAACGCCCGGCGGCTTCTCAGCCCCGGGCGTGCGTCTCGCGACGGTCGGGTTTTGCCGGGTTTCGCCCGACGGGTCAAGGGAGCGGCATGAACTGCCTGACCTTCACATCCGCGCCCATGATCAATTCTAACACCTGATCAACGCTCTCGTCGCAAAAGGTCTGAACCGACGAACCTGATGAGCCAATCTCAGAAGTTAAGATCACAGCGCCTTTTCGGCTATCCGAAATGATCTTGATAATGTGATCTGTATTAAGCCAGATGTTTTCCTTCCTCTGGCTCACCCGGATGAAACCCATGTGCCACTCTCCGTTTCGACACGCCCATGCTGGCGCATCGGCCGGCTGGTGTCACGGGGACGGAGGGTACGGTCCACGCCAAGCCGCATAGAACGCCTCGTCGCGCACCCAGGTCTCCTCAACGGTCACCGTGGAATCGGAGACGCGCTTCCAGAAGCGGTGAGCTGCCGGCGAGCGTGCGGCTAGCATCCGGTCGGCCGCGAAGCGATTGAGGCGCTCGTACCGGACGCGCGGACGCTCGACCCGCCGCATCCCCAGCGGCGGATAGACCGCGAGGTGCCCGCTGCACACGCCGTCAGGCCCCCCCGCCGACCCGGCACCGGGCCGCCACGATGTCCCGTACCCGGCCGCGGCCAGCGACGGCCCGCTGGACGTCCGGCTTGGCCTGCGGGGCATAGCGCGCCTCCTCGGCGCCCCAGTACTGCCCCTGGCCTGCCGGGACAGCCCTTCCGCGCGCGTCGGTCTCCTCGCCGGTCTTCTGGCCGTGGAAGAACCGCTCCTGCACGTTCGCGACGCCCTCGGCCGCGAAGTCCTCGTCGAGGTTCTCCATCAGGATCCGGAAGTGCTCGGCGATGTAGGCCGTGCCGCGGTCGCCGCCCTTGCCGCGGGCCTCGGCGAACTGCGCGAAGGTCTGCCGGCCGGTGAGCACCTCGTGGAGGAATCGGGCCCCGGGCACGCCGACCGCACGGACGACCTTGTCCTTGAGCTTCGCCACCAGGCGGGCATCGTCGATTGCGTAGATGACCGACAGCTCGTGCGCGATGGTCATGTCCTTCGAGCCACGGACGCCGAAGTCCATGGAGCCGAGCCGGGCGCCAGAGGCACGCTCGAAGATCGCCTGGACCTGGCGCCCGACCTCGTACTGCGAAACCGTGAGCCGCCCGTGCGAGCGCTCCATCTCCAGCACGTCGACCCGGCGGTTGACCGCGGCGAGGCTACGGCCGCCCGGGGTCCACGGATCGTCGACCGCGACGGCCGCTGTCTCGATCGGCCCGCGCTTGCCCCGGACCGGCTTCGACAGGTCGGTACGCGGGTCGAAGGCACCGGCATGGTCGTACCGATCGCCGCGCGGGTCCCGGCGCCGCTCTGGCTTGGCCGCGCGCACGTGGGTGTGGGTGGCCGGCGAGCCGGCGAGGGAGATGGCCTTGGTCCTGGACGCTGCCACGGTGGTGCCCCTTGAGGCGGTCGACCTTCCGTCGATCCGTGACACCTGATCTGCGTCCCGTTTTTGGACACACGCAAGCGTGATCTATGCCTGCGTCACTCCGGCGTGCCCGTGACCTTTGCGTTCCAGGCATCGGCGAGGCGGTGGCAGGCGCGCTTCCGCCGCCGGTCGAAGGTGCGCCGCTGGACGCCGACCTCAGCGCAATAATCGGTGACGGTGCCCCCAGGGACCTCGCGCAGCAGCCGCAGCCGCCGGTGCCGCCGGATCCGCCGCCGCGCCTTCGCCCGGGCCCAGGTGAGAAGGGCGATCCGCTCCGGGCTGCCGACGCCGAGGACCTCGGCCGAGAAGACGATCCAGTCGAAGGTCGCCCGCATCTCCTGCGGGTCGTTCGGCTGGAGCCGGTTCGGACGGACACTGAAGATGCCCGAGCTGGTGAAGGCCATGAACGCCGCCACCAGCCACCGCTCCACGTCCGCGCACGTCATGGCCGGAGGGTCCGGGCCTTCGATCCTCAGTGGGTTCGCCATCAGCACCGGACGCGGGTTCTCCCTACCGACCGTGCTGCTGGAGCTGGTTCAAGCTCTGGTAGACCGACGTCTGGAACGCCATGAGCGGCCCCTGGAACAAGTGCTCCACGCCCTTCACCAGCGCCTGCGCGACGCCACGCCCCAGGACTTCATGCACGATGGCGTCGATCTCCTCCCGACGAGCGTCCATGTGCTCCCGGATCGCCGCGTCCACGCGCTCCTGGACCAGGCCGGCGACATAGCCGGGCAGGAACGGAGGCTCGTAGCGCTGGACAGTCTCGGCGCCCCAGCGATCCTTCCCCATCACCGGCCGCTGCTTGAAGAGGCTTTCCTCTACGGCGCGCTCAACCAGCCCGCGCAGAACGTCATCCGGCATCAGGTCGCCGATGGCACCGCGAATGCGCTCCGCTACCCGCTCCTGGAAGTCGCCCTGCGTCAGGGAAGTGGTCTCGGCCATGGTGTGCTCCCGGTGAAAGCTAGGAATCGGTCAGGCCGCCGAACGGCCGAACAGGTCGGGCGCCGGCGTATCGGTGCGGGCTAGCGCGGCCGGCATCTGGGGCACCGCCACGCGCGCCTCGACGATCGCGCGGCAGTCCGGATCGGCGCACGACCACATGCCGTCGCTGCGATTCCGGAAGACGCCGAAGCCGAATGAGGCGCCGAACACCCCGCAGGCCGCGCACGAGCGCTCGACTGGCCGCTTGGCCGCTTGCTCAGCGGCCTCCTCGGCAGCCTTCCGCGCTGCCTCGCGCTGGCGGAGCTCGATCTCCCAAAGGTTCGGCCTCACGACGCACCTCCCGTCAGGCCCTGGCGCTGGTCGAGGCGGGCCATCAGCCGGCCGATGTCGGGCCCGTGGCCGGTCGCGCGGAGCCGGGCGAGGTCCTCGTCCAGCTTCGCCCGCTGCGCCCGGGCGATCTCGGCCGGCGTCTCAGCGCGACGGCGCTCGGGCTCGTCCTGGCGCATGCGCTGCAGGTGCGCCTCGGCCGCCCTCGCAACCTCCGCGCGCTGCTCCGCCGTCGGCACGTCGTAGATCTCGGCCTCCAGCACGCGCCGGATCCGCAGCAGCTGGGTCCGGAGCGGGATCAGGCCCTCGCGCGCCTCGTCGGCGAACTCGGCCGGGGACGGCCGCCAGCGCTTCACCCAGGGCCGCAGCGTCTCGCCGGACCGGAAGCGCTCCGCCGCCGCGTGAATCGCGGCCAGCGGGAGGGACTTCAGCGCCGCCACGTACTCCGCGATGAGCACCTCGTTCTCGTCGTCGCCGCGCCCGCGCCCCTGCTCGAATCCGAGGAGGACCCGGGTCACGACCGTGTCGACGTGGCGGGGATCCGAGGGCGCCGTCAGCTCGGCGTTAAGCCGCGCGGCGACGTCGGAGAGCACTCGACGCTCGGCTGTCGTGGCCGCCCTGTCCCGCCGCACGCAGCAGCGGGTCGGAAGGACGGGATGCGCCTCCAGCCTGCCATGGAGTGCCGAGATCCTCTCCTCGACCTGGGCCGGCGTCGGGGTCGTTCGCGTCGATGGCAGGCGGTTCGACATCGTAGGCTCCCATCTTGGATGCGGCGTGCTGGCGGATGAGGCGGGCGGCGAGGCCCGTAGGCGCTGGCTGGGCGGGGCGCCCGCGGTCAGGGCGTCGGCCCATCGCTTCGCGCCGGGCCTGGAGGCGCCGGTCGACCCAGCTCGTGAAGTCGGCCAGCTCGCGTCCGTCGGCGTCCTCGATCAGGCCGAGCACCACCACGGCCTCGTCCTGGGCGATCGCCAGCCAGTGGCCGATCAGGGCCAGGGCGGAGCGCTGGGACCGACCGGTGTTGGCGCAGATCAGCGCGGCGCCCCGGGTCAGCAGATCCCGGCGGAAGGCTCGGGCCTGCTCGGCCGCGCCTGCGCCAGCTTGCCCGACATCGTCGGCCGACCCGTCAGGGTCGGAACCGGGGGTCGGGGAGGGGTTAAGGGGTGGGGGTGGAGGTGCAGGAGGAGGGGGCGGACCATCCGGGGAGGGGACGGGGGGTGAATTACCGTCGCGTGACTGTAACGTTACGGTAATGCCCCCCTTCTTCGTGTCCCTGTGCTTGCGGACCCGCGCGGCCTGCTTGGCGCGCCGCTCGGCATCCTTTGCGAGCTCAGCCTCCTTGGCTGCCTCGACGCATCGAACCGCGATCTCGATCACCTCGATGGTGGCGCCGGCGGCCCGGAGTTGGGCGATCAGTTCGGAGATGCTCATGCACCCCTCCACTCTTCAGGGGTGCGATTCTTCTTGGCCGTGTTGCAGGGCTTGCAGGACACGACGAGGTTCGCAGCATCGGTTGCGCCGCCCCGGCTCCAGGGCAGCACATGGTCCAGTTGCGGGTAGGCGGTGACGCGCTGGCAGTAGCGGCAGACCGGCCCGTCCCGGGCGATCACCTCGGCTCGAAGCTCCGGCGAGATGCGGCGCCCGTCGAGCACCACGACGTCGCCGGCCTTCTCGTCGGCCTCGATCACTGCGAGCAGCATCTCGGCCGAGGCTCCGGCCGCCACGAGCGCGCGGAGGGCTTCTGAACGGATCGCCATCGCCTACTCCGCGGCCATGAGGAGGGGATCGCCGCCGGCTTCGTCGGTGAAGTCCTCCCAGGACATGCGGCTGAGCTGCGTCGGGCCGCGATGGGAGAGGTCCCAAACGAACCACGCGAAGGCCATGTTCGAGGAGGCCTTCGGGCCAACCCAGCCGTCGCGGTGCATCATCGGCAGGCGCTTGCGGAAGCAATGCACCCGGGCCAGCGTGCCGGTGTCGAGGATGGAGCCGCGCGAGATGCTCTCGTAGAACGAGAACCGCAGCAGCATCATCACGCGCGGGCAGAGCCGAACGGCCTGCTCCACGAAGGCGCGAGCGTCTTTGTAGGGCGGGTTCGTGACGATGCAGTCGATGCCCTCAGGGGCCGCGTCGACCTTCAGGAAGTCGACGTCCGAGACCTGCCCCTTCCAGCCGTAGTCGACGAGATCGGTGGCCAGCACGTCGTGCCCGGCCGCATACAGCTCGCGCACGATGGCGCCGGGCCCGCAGGCAGGCTCCCAGATCCGTTGTGGCAGCCATTCGGTCCCGATCAGAGCCCGCACGGCGACTGCCGGCGTCTCGTACAGGTCGTTCCCCCGCTCCACGAGCGCGTGCGCCTTGTTCTCGCGATGGGTCACGGCGCGGACCTCCGGCGGAACGAGGATTCGGCGCTGGCGCGCTCGACGAGGGAGATGCTGCCGCAAAGCGCGCGGCCCGCGAGGATGGGGAGGCGCCATGTCATGCCACCGCCTCCAGCGGAGGGCGCACGGGGGCGATCGGCTCCAGGGCGGCGCCATCCGAGAGACCACGCACCGTGGCGGCGACCTCGTCGTGCTCGGCGTGCCACTCCAGGAGCGCCCGCACGGCGTTCCGGTCGTTGTCGACAACGCCGTGCCGCTGGAGCAGGTCGGAGACCGCCTTGACCGAGTTGTCGAGATCCATGCGGGACGAGCGCGGCACGGCCAGGAGCAGGACGTACGCGCCCGGCACCCGGCCCGGCCGCTGCGCCTGGAGACGCCAGCCAGCGCCGTCGATCCAGGCCCGGTAGACGTCGGAGCGATGGGGCCCCTTGCCCCCGCCGTGCCGGTAAAGGGCGTTCACCGAGGGCGGGACCGGTAGGAGCACGGTCACGGAATCGACCACGCGGCGCGCGGGCGGCGCGAACACGGGGCCATGGGAAGAGGGCGGGCGGCGCATGGCGATCACCGGCTCGACGCGATGGCGTCTTCGAGGTCGATCTGGCGCGCGGCCGAGCCGCCGCGGCGGTTGCGCTGCGCGTGCGCCTCGACGCCGAGCGAGGCCGATGCGCGGGCGAGGCCAGCGCCGGTGGTCTCGACCGGCTCGATGCCCGGCCCGGAGATTGTGATGCGGGCCTCCGCGAACTCGCGGCTCACCGCAGCGCGGCCGAGCGGCGTGTCGGCCAGCATGCCCAGGGCCTGCATGTAGAGCTCGAGGATCGCCTCCTGCTCCTGGCGCTCGGAGTGATCCTGCTTGCGGATGCGGAGGATGGTCCGCATCGCCTTCGTGTCGAAGCCGCGGCCCTTGGCTTCGGCGAACACCTCTTTGATGTCGCCGAGGATGCCGGCCTTCTCCTCCTCAAGCCGTTCGATCCGCTCGATGAACTGTCGAAGTTCATCCGCGGCGACGCCATCGGCGGCCGAGACTTGATCGGGGGAAGATCTTGTGGCCTTCATAGCTCAACCCGTCGCAGGGGATTTCATCGTCCGCCCGGTCTGTTCGCGCAGGCCGGGCGGTTCTCGTTTCAGGGGTGCGGGCGGTTGCCCGGCAGTCGCGAGTCGCGGCCGGCGTGGCGAGGCACACGCGGCTCCTCGACGACGGGCGAGCGGTCGCCGAGCGGCGCATGGAACTGCCGCTGCGCGGGCGCCGGCGTCATCGCCACCAGCGCGTGCGCCATCGCCTCCGCCCAGCCGAGCAGGGCGATCAGGCCGTTGCGGAGGATCGCGTTCACGGCCGTCTCGGGGACGTGGGCCTCGATGCCATCGCGCAGGGTTGAGAAGTGGCCGGGCAGGGTGGTGACGAAGGCGCCGTCGGACATGGTCAGGCCGCCGGGGTCTGGCCGTCCTCCGGGAGCGCCACGCGCCCCGGCTGGAACACGGCGCGGTTCAGCCACATGAAGGACTGCTGGATGCCGGTGATCGCCAGCGCAGCCATACGGGCGTCCATGCCGGGCATGTCGCGGATGGCTTCGGCTTGGCGGATGCAGCGCTCCTCCAGTTCCTTGTTCGCGTTCACGACCGTGACGCGGTGGGCGCTCTGGGCCTGATAGCCGGCGACGGGGAGGCCTTCGTGCTTCTGGTCCGACATCGTCGGCTCCTTCTGTGCGGCGGGCGGGGAGGTCAGGCGGCGTCGGCCGAGAGGACCATCCAGTCCTCGGCGAGCATGTCCGTCTGGGAGGCGAGCCAGCCCATGAGGATCTCGCCGGTGGCGGTCTTCATGGTGATGGCGGGGAGGACGACAGCGGCGCCGCCGCTGCGGCGCGCGAACTCGGCGTTGTTGGCGGACCAGAACCGCTCGGCGGTGACTTCCAGGCCGCGGGGAGGCCCGCTGAGCGAGAGCCACATGCCCTTGCCGTTCCAGCCGGCGCGGCAGACGCGCTCGCCTCGCTTCAGCGCACGAAGGGCGTCGCCGAAATCAAGATCAGAGGTCGCCGGACCGACTACCTCCTGATCCTCCGGCACCGTATCTCCGTCGGCGCCCTTGCCCCGCATGCCCATCGCTCACTCCTCGTCGTTCGCCGCCCGCCACAGCGGCAGGTCGTTCAGCCGCGCCGGATCAGCCGGCACACGCGCCGGAGCATCCGCACGGACCAGTGCCGGTGAGGTCGGCCGTCCTGGACGGCGCGGAGCTGCGCCCGCAGCCGGCGCTCCTCCAGGCGTGCGCGCAGCAACCGGACGATCGGCGCGAAGAGCCGCATGGAGATCCTCCCGGAGCAGGGCGTTGGCGGCTTCTGCGGCGTCGGCCGCGGCCTCGATGTTCGTGCAGAGCCGCTCGTAGGCGGTCCGGATATTGACCAGGACGTGCCCGTCGAGGCCGGTGTCCTGGCGGCCCATGAACTTGCGGACCCAGGAGCCCGAGGCGCCGATCCGGCGTCCGACCGCGTCGTAGGCGGCCATTTTCGAGCCCATGCTCGTCTGGGCGAGACGGACGAGTGCCGACAGCTTCGGCAAGGTCTCGTCCCGAGCTTGAGATGCGGTCAGCATTGCTCGGTTCCGGTCAATCTTTGTCCCCACGTCGCCAGTCCTTCACGTGATCTTCTGATCACTGCGAAGGAGCGGTTCGGATGCGGGAGGTTGACGAGGTACGCGGACACACGAGCACCCACGCCGACGGCTTGGCGGTCAGACGGCAGGGGTGCGGGAGAAAGGGCCAGGGCCACGAGGGCCCCGGCAGTCAGGGAGGAAACGCCCACGAAGGGCAGCCCCCGACGGGGCCTCGGGACGCGCAGCTCGCGCGAAACAGGGACGCCCGCCTGCCGACGGTCGAAACGGAGAAAACAAGACAGGCGGGCGATCGGCCGGTGAAGCCCGGCGCGATGAGGTGAAATCATGCACAGGCCAGCATTCGCCGTGAGCGACACTGATCCGGCGGACGCGCTATTCTTGGCGCGGACGAGGATGGCAGAACCGGCCATGGCGATCGGCAACGACATCTCAGGCGCGCCTCTTCAGACGCGCCAGACCACGGCCCATGCGCTCGCGAAGCGAGGCGGCGTTGTCCTGCCCGACAACGACAACATCCGCGGGACTGGACGACCGGGCGGCCACCGGCTCGACCGGAACGAAGCTGATGCCGCGGTCCATCGCCTGGGCGATGCGCACCAGGTCGGCGAACCGGTCGCGGTGCGGGAGCAGCGCGAGCAGCTCGGCGTCCTGAGCTTCGGCTTGGAGGTGCTGCGCAGCGCGCTCCAGGTCGAGGGCCTGCTGCGCCATCTCGGCCGGCGCGCCGGTGTCCGGATGCTCGCCGCGCTCGACCTCGATGGAGAGACGAGACGCCAGGATCGCGAACGCGCCCGCAGCGCGGCGGCAGGCGCAGCCAAGGGCCAGTAGGGTCTTCGCGTCGGTCACGGTGGGCTCCAGGCAGGAGACCGCCACCGAGGCAGGGGCCTCGACGCTGGCGACGGCAGGGGCACGCGGCGAAAGGCGAGGGGCGGCCATCACAGCACCGCCAGGGCGCGACAGCCGATCAGAAGGGCCGGCAGCACGGTGATCGCCGCGATGATCGGCCGGAAGCCGAGCAGGCCACCGGCGGCCACGCCGGCAGACACCACGACCATCAGCTTGAGGAGGAAGATCAGTGCCGCGAGCATCAGCGCGCACCCGACTGAGGAGCGGCGCTCAGCGCACGAGACGCCACCTCCAGGAAGAGGTTGGCGCGACCGAAGCTCGTCGCCGCGACGTAGGCGCTGAGAACGTCGGCGTAGGCCTCGGGGCACGGGCCATTGTGCCGTTCGAGCGCCGCCTCGATCACGCGGCAAGCCTCGTCGTGCGTGTTGACCGCCCGATCGGTGCCGAGGACGTCCGTGAGATCGGCACCCATCACGCGGCCGCTCCCTCGACGGGAGTCGCCTCGGGATCGGTGGGAGCCGGATCGTTGGCGAAGTCGAGCGCACGAACCGCACCTTCGGTCACGCGCTCGATCAGGATCAGCTTGTCGAGGCTCGGCTTGCGCCGGCCGTTCACATATCGCGTCACCGCAGCCTGGGTCGCGCCGATCATGGCGGCGAACTCGGTGTGGGTGAGCTCGTGCTGGCGAAGGTAGTCTGTGAGCCTCATACCGACGAACATACCGTTACGGTATATCCGCGACAAGCCCCCTCATACCATTTTGTCCTTAGACGGACGGGATAGCGCGAAATATCACTTTGGTATGAGCGCGTTGAAGCAATTCCGGGAGAGGGCGCGGCTAACCCAGCAGGAGTTGGCGGATGCGGCGAGCACCTCGCAGCCGCAGATCCGCCGCCTCGAGGCTGGGGAGCGCAAGCTCACGAAGGAATGGGCTGAGCGACTCGCCCCCGCTCTCGGCATCAGCGCGGAGACCCTGCTCTTCCCGCCCGCGAACTTGAATGAGCCGGAAGGTGAGGACGGACCGGGTTGGACTATCGACGGGGAAGCCGGCCTGGACGTGCCGGGCGAGGTCGCGGCCGGCCGCTTCCTCACCGTCGATACCGCGGTCGACGAGACGATCTACGAGCGCGCCCCGGTAGTGCCCGACTCACGATACCCTCGGAAGGCGCAGTACGGCCTCGTCGTGCGTGGCACCTCGATCAATCAGATAGCGATCGACGGCGACATCCTGCACTGCGTCGATATCGGGATCAGCGGGCACCAGCCGCAGAACGGCGAACTCGTGATCGTCGAGCAGATCCAGTTCGGCGGCCACCTGCGAGAGCGCACAGCCAAGGTCTACCGCGTGGCCGAGGGCGGCTCAGTCGAGCTGCACCCGGATAGCGATGATCCTCGTTGGCAGGAGCCGATCCACGTTCCGCGGCGCGAGCTAGAGTGGAAGCCGCGCGAGGACCTCCAGGTCGCGGTCCGAGCCTTCGTCATCGGCACATATCGGCCGATGCAGAAGCTCCTCCGACGCTGAGGTCAGAACGGAAGGCTGTCCGCTAACCCAGGCGGCAGCCGGCCGAAGGTAGCGAGCGTGGTCGGCTCCGATCCATCGTCGTATTCTGGGTCCACGATCGTACGCGTGAAGGCGGCCGCCCCGATTGCTCGGCCACTCTGGACCTTCTGCTCGGCGGTGCGGCAGGCGTCCTCAGGATCCCTGCAGCTCACGAGATTTCCCGCCACCAGCTTGCCCTTCACCAGCACGAAGAGCTGCACGTTGTGAGCGACGATGGGCTTGAGGGCCATGTGGTGCTCTCCCCTGTTGAAGTGGATCAGTCTGTCAGAATGGAAGGATGTCCTTCGCTTCCGGCGGGACGTCGCCAAAAGCAGCGATGGTGATTGGGCTGTCTTGGACCCCAAACTCGCCAGATGAGCGTCGAGAAAACGCCGCCGCTCCCGTGGACTCGCCTCGCGCAACGCAGCGCTCTGCCAATCGCCGAGCCTCGTCTGCTGTCCTGCATTCGGTGAGGCGCCCGCGAGACCATTGTCCCGGACCGGCATCCTGGAAACGCTGGACGGCGAACTGAACGCTTTGGCCCATGGCCACTCCTCTGCACGACCACGACCAGAGGTTGCCACGGGATTAGAACGAAAGGCGAACAGAAAATACCGCGACGGTTTGAGCCTGTGGACGAATGTGGATAGCCGCCTCGTTTGCGCTGCTGATCAGGCGTGCTTCCAGGTCCGCCACGCGCAAAATATGCCGAACTGGTATTGACTGGACATACCATAACGGTATCTTTGCTCCATCGCCTCTAGCGACGGAGCCCCCAAGTGCTCACCGCCTACACCCACATCGTCGAAGACAGCTCGAACCAGCTCTTCGCAGTTCGCGACGCCGGCTCGACCGAGCTCGCGCACGCCTTCCGGGCCATCCAGGTCAAGCGCGTCCGCGGTGCCTACGAGCCGAAGAAGGGAGCCCGCGAGGGCCTGATCCGCCGCCTGGGCTGCCGGGTCGTTGCCACGCTCACCTCGCAGGCCGCGTGATGGGCGCCGTCGTCATCCTCGGCCTGGTCGTCCCGGCGCTGATCGTCGGGACCTTCGCCCTCGGCGGCATGTCCCTCGGTTGGGGTCGCTGACCATGGCCGCCGCTCAGCGCAAGTCGGGCGCAACGCCCGCTCCTATGAGCATCGTCGAGGCGCATGCCGCTCTCGTCGAGCTGAAGAAGGAGATCGGCCCGAAGGCCGAGATCTACGTCAGCCTCAGCACGTCGGATCACCGCGACGAGCCGCTCTACGCGCAGATCTACGCGATGGGCATGGGTCAACGGGACCCGAACTTCGCGTGCAAGGGCACCGAACTCGGCAAGCTCGTTGCTGACCTTCGAGCCGGCTGGGAAGGCTTCCAGGTCGAGCATGCCCGGCGGATGACCGCCGACATGGCCCTGGAGATCATCCGCATCACGGATGAGCGAGGTTGCTGCACCGACGCGGCGCTGCGCGGCTCGAAGTTCTCCGTCGGCGATGTGCTGCGCTTCGGCCCGGCCGCCTGCGCCAAGGCGAACGAGATGGCTGGGCGGGGCCCCTTCGAGATCGTCAGCATCGGCGGCGCGAACGAGGAGGCCGCCTGACCATGGCGACCCACTCCGCCAAGGCGCGCGCCGCCAGCCTCGCCCGGTTCAAGGCCCGCTGCGACGCCGGCCGGGCGAACCTGCCCGACCCGCGCTTCCGCTCGAGCCAGAGCCCGGCCCTCAACGCGGCGATCGCCGACATCGAGGACCACGCCCGCCGCTGGGTCGCCGCCCGCATCGAGACCAACCGCGAGCTGGGCCGCACCGAGCCGCCGGCCCGCGACACCCGCCTCGACCTGTCCCTCGCGCCGGCCGCCGTCCGGTCGCCGACCGGAGCCCTGCTGTGAACGCCTTCCGTGAAGCGCACCGGCACGCCCTGCCGGCCGAGAGCCTCGACGCGCTGGAGCCCGTCGCCTTCCCGAGCGGCGCCGCCCTGGCCGACGCCGTCGCCAGCTTCCTCCGCGCCTTCGACCACGGCCATCTCGGCTCGTTCGGCCGCTGCGGCGGCGAGGACAGCGCCTGGATCGCCGACATGCGCGAGCAGCTCGCCGCCTTCCGCGCGGACCGCGCCCTCGTCGCCGCGGCTCAGCAGAATGGAGGCGGCCGGTGAGCGCGACCCAGCCCCTGACCTTCAATCAGGAGGTCTTCATCGCGGCGGTGGACGAGCGGGCCACCCTGCTCGGCCTGCCGACCTACAGCGAGATCGCCCACGCGCTCCCGCGGCACGTCGCGGCCCACGGGATGGCCGAGCGCAACAGCGCCGACCTCTACGCCGTCCTGCGCACCCTCGAGGGCCAGGTCGGCGAGCTGCAGGTACTCCTCGCCCGGACCGGCCTCGACCAGCCCCGCGCGGTCGTCGAGCTCATCCTAGAGGAGGCGCTGGAGAAGGCCACGGCCGCCAGCATGGCCGCCGGCGTCGCGCTCTTCACCGCCGAGACCCGCGTCGACCTCGACGGGCGCGACGACGTCACCGTGCTCGCCGACGCGCGCACCCGGCTCCGGGCCGCCGGGAGGCGCCTGTGACCCTTCCTCCTTTCACCCACACCGAGGCCGTGATGACCCGCTCCGTGCTCCCCTTCGAGATGCGCGAGCCCCGCGCCGTCACGCCCGCACAGCGCGCGACCTTCCTCGGCATCCGGGCGCCGGTCCGGGCCTGCGAGAGCACCCTGCGCGGCCTGGCCGACGCCGACGGGACGGTGTTCGCGCTGATCCTGTCGACCGGCTCGCCGAGCATGGACCGCGAGCGGGCCGAGATGCTCGCCGCCGCCATCAACGCCGGGCTCGGCGTCGCCGGCCTGCCCGTCACCGTCCCCGCAGAGTGAGCGCCATGTCAGCAGCACGCCAAGAGATCGCCGTCGCCGATAACGCGCAGGTGCCGGCCGCCCAGCCGGCCGAGGGCGCCGCCGTCCTGTCCATCATCGAGCGGATGGCGCGGGATCCGAACATCGACCCGGACCGCGTCGAGCGTTTCCTCGTCATGGCCCGGGAGGATCGGGCCGAGCGGGCGCGCATCGCCTTCAACGCCGCGATGTCCGCCTGTCAGGCCGAGTTGCCGCGGGTCCTGCGCGACGCCCGCAACACGCACTCTGGCGCCGCCTACGCGCGCCTGGAGAGCATCGCCAAGGCGACGGCGCCGATCATCGCCCGGCACGGCTTCTCGCTGTCGTTCGACACCGAGCCGTCGCCGATCCAGGGCAACCTCCGGGTCACCTGCACCTGCGCGCACGAGGCCGGGCACGAGCGCGCCTATCACCTCGACCTCCCGCCTGACACCGCCGGCGCCCAGGGCAAGGCCAACAAGACGCCCATCCAGGGGATCGGCTCCACGATCACCTATGCCCGGCGCTACCTCGTCCTGCAGGTCTTCAACATCGCGCTGACGAACGACCCGCACGACACGGACGGGGCGCCGGCCGGCGGCAACGACGACGTCATCAGCGACGAGCAGGCGGAGCAGATCCGCAAGCAGCTCACCGAGCACAAGATCCCGCCGGACCGGCTGCTGCGCTTCTTCGGCGTCGAGAGCGTACCGGACCTTCCGGCCGCGCGGTTCGACGAGGTCCTCGCCTCCATCAAGACCACCGTGGCCAACCGCGCCCGCCAGCAGGAGGGCCGCTGACATGGCCGATATGCGGCTGACCTTCGTGCGCCAGATCGAGCGTCGCTCCAGCGACGGGCGCCTGATGGGGCTGTTCCACTGCTCGTGCGGTGCCGAGACCGAGGTCGCCATCGGTCGGGTGAAGTCTGGCACGACCAAGTCCTGCGGCTGCCTTCGTCGGGAGATCCCTCCGAACACCCTGAAACACGGCAGGCACGGATCGCCCGAGTATAGCTCATGGACATCCATGAAGCGGCGTTGCTTGGACGCATCCCATAAAGATTTCGCTCGATACGGGGCGAAGGGGATCACGGTCCATCCGGAGTGGATCAGCTCATTCCAGGCGTTCTTCGCGCACATCGGCGAGCGGCCGCCGGGCACAACGCTCGACAGGATCGACGGGAAACGCGGGTACGAGCCTGGAAACGTGCGCTGGGCAACGCCGAAAGTGCAGGCGCACAACCGCGCCAGTCTAGTCTTGATGAAAACTGACGGCGGGATCGTGCCCGTCATCGAATACGCCAGAGCACTCGGGATCAGTGGCGGCGCAGCTCTGATGCGCCTTCGTCGTGGAAAGCTGGAGGGCGCGACCTATGCCTGAGATGATCCAAGGGTCTCCTGAATGGTTGGATGCGAGGGCCGGTAAGGCCACGGCCTCGCGCATCGCCGACATCCTCGCCGTGAAGAAGGACGGCAAGCCGACCGCCGAGCGCGAGCGCTACCTGATGGAGCTCGTCGGCGAGCGGCTGACGGGGCTCACGACCCAGCACTACCTCACAGGCCCGATGCTGGAGGGCTCCGAGCGTGAGCCTCAGGCGGCCGACGCCTACGCTTTCCTCCACGGTGTCGACGTCGACCAGATCGGCTTCGTCGAGCACCCGAGCATCACCATGGCCGGCGCCAGCCCAGACCGGCTCGTCGGCGATCTCGGCCTCGTCGAGATCAAGTGCCCGACCCTGCGGACGCACCTCGACACGCTGCTCTCCGGCGCGATCCCCGAGCAGTACCTGCCGCAGATGCGGTGGCAGATGGCCTGCACGGGCCGGAAGTGGTGCGACTTTGCCTCCTGGCACCCAAGCGTGCCGCCGGCCCTCCGCCTCTGGGTGAAGCGCCTCCACCGCGACGACGAGCAGATCGCGAAGGACGAAGCGGCCGTGCGCGCCTTCCTCGGCGAGGTCGAGGCCCGCGTCGCGTCCCTCCTGGCCATCGGAACGGCGGAGGCCGCGTGATGCTGATCCGTGTCGTTGATCTCGAAACCACCGGGTTCGAGCCGCCGGAAGCCGGCGTGTGCGAGGTGGGCTGGTGCGACCTCGCCGCGGCGGGCCGGGACGAGGCCGGCGCCCCGACCGGCTGGCGTGTCGAGGGTGGCTTGTGGTCCTTCGTGAACCCGGGCCACCCGATCACGCCCGCGACGTCAGCCGTGCACCACATCGTCGACGAGGACGTGGCGGACGCGCGCCCGTGGGACCGGGTGCTCCCTGGCGTTCTGACGACGGCGGCGCCGATCGTCGCCCTGGCCGCGCACTCGGCGAAGTTCGAGCGGCAGTGGTTCACCGACGAGGTGACCGGCGGGCTGCCCTGGATCTGCACGTACAAGTGCGCCCTGCGGCTGTGGCCCGACGCGCCGCTGCACTCGAACATGGGCCTGCGCTACTGGCGCCGGCCGGAGGGCCTGGACCGCGCCCAGGCCGCGCTCGCGCACCGGGCCTACCCAGACGCCTACGTCACTGCGCACCACCTGCGCGACCTCCTCGCCCTCGCGCCGATGGAGGATCTGATCCGGTGGTCGAGCGAGCCGGCGCTCCAGGTCCGATGCCACATCGGCAAGAACCGCGGACTGCTTTGGTCGGAGGTCGACTTCAGCTTCCTCCAGTGGGTCGCCGACCGCGACTTCGACGAGGACGTGCTCTTCACGGTCCGCCACGAGATGCAGCGCCGCCGGGATGCGTGGGCGGCCGAGGCGAAGGCCGAGCGCGAGCAGGAGGGCATCGTCTGATGGCCTGCGACTGTCTCACCCAGACCAACGCCTTGCTGGCGGAGCACAACACGCGGCTGCCGGGCACGATCGCGCTCCCGCACAACGGCGTCCCCGGCTACGTCACCGTGACCCTGCTCACGGAGAAGATCACCCCGCGCAGCAAGCGCCCCGTCGTCATGGCGCCGACCTTCTGCCCGTTCTGCGGCGAGCGGTACGTGCCCCTCGCGGCCGCCGCGGAGGAGGCCGCCTGATGTCCTGGCCCAGCCTCTTCATCGGGATTGCCATCGGTCTCGCCCTGGCCGGCGCCGTCTGTGCGCTCGTGTCCTCGCACCGCACCCTCAAGGCCGAGGACGCCGCGCGCGCGGCGTCCGAGCGCGGGGAGGGCGACCGCTGATGGCCGCCCCCATCTGCCCAATCTGCGGGACCGCCGCGCGCCTCACCGACGGCCGCGAGATCTACCCGCACCGCCCGGACCTCGCGGACAAGCCTATCTGGGCCTGCACGGTCTGCGAGGACACCTACGTCGGGTGCCATCCCGGCACCGAGGAGCCGCTGGGCTTCCCGGCCGACGCCGCCCTGCGTGAGGCGCGTATCCTCCTGCATCACCGCAGGATCGACCCGCTTTGGAAGGATGCCCCGCGGACCGGCGGATATGGCCGTCTCAACGCCGAGGGCATCAAAACCGTCCAGCGCGCCGCCCGCGGCCGCGTCTACGGCTTCCTCGCCGCCCGCATGGGGCTCACCCGCGAGGCCTGCCACACGGCGATGTTCACGCTGGAGCAGTGCCGCGAGGCTTGGACCGCGCTGACCGGCGTCGCGTACCCCGAGATCCGCGAGTGGGCGAAGCGCGGTGACCGGCCGAAGCCGAAGGGCCGCAAGCGGCGGCCTGCGGCGAGCACTGATGGGGTGGCCGCATGAGCACGCTCCTGCTCATCGGCCTCGGCTTGGCGATCGCCCTGCTGCCGTCGCTTCTGCTGATCGCGCTCTGCACCATCGGCGCGCTCCGGCGGGACCGCCACGAGGGCGACTCCCGGCCGGCTATCGACGACGAGGTCGCGCCGGTCACCACCGGCCGCGCGGCGATCCGCGGCCTGGTCGCGGCGAACGATGCGAGGGCGGCATGACGGCGCCCGCACCAATCCTCCGCGGATCGAAGCAGCACGACCTCTTCGCGCTGACGGCCGAGCGCCTGGTCTACGACGACGCTGTCGAGATGACGCTCACCTCGCTCCAGGCCTACGGCCCGCAGCACGAGCACTGGGCCATGGCGTGGTCTGGCGGGAAGGACTCGACCGCGACGCTGACCCTGATCGTCCACCTGATCGAGGCCGGCCGGCTCGCGCCGCCGAAGACGCTGACGGTCTATTATGCCGACACCCGTCAGGAGCTGACGCCGCTCGCGATCGCCGCGGCCGACGTCATGGCGCGGCTCGCCCGCTTCCCGTGGATCCGGCTGCGCGTTGTCACCGCGCCGCTCGACCGCCGCTTCCTCGTCTACATCCTGGGCCGGGGCGTCCCGCCGCCGAACAACAACACGCTCCGCTGGTGCACCCGGCAGATCAAGATCGACCCCATGGCGGCCGCGATCGAGGCGGACCTCGCCGGCTTGCCCGAGACCGACACGGTGCTGACGATCACCGGCGTCCGCCAGGGCGAGAGCGCGATCCGCGACAAGCGGATCGAGATGAGCTGCTCGAAGGACGGCGCCGAGTGCGGCCAGGGCTGGTATCAGCAGGTCCTCCCCGACATGAAGGGCGTCCGCGGGCGCCTCGCGACCCTCGCGCCGATCCTGCACTGGCGGGTCTGCAACGTCTGGGACTGGCTGCGGGTCTACGCGCCGATGCGCGCCTATGGCGGCTGGGCAACGGCGATGCTGGCCGACGCCTACGGCGGCGACGAGGCCGAGGAGGCGAACGCGCGCACCGGCTGCGTCGGGTGCCCGCTGGCCGCCCGCGATAAGGCTCTGGAGGCGGTCGTCGCCCTGCCGGCATGGTCGTACCTGGCGCCGCTGCTCGGCCTGCGCCCGATCTACCGGGAGCTGCGGCTCGCCCGGAACCGGCTGCGCCAGCCCGGCGGCGAGACCCGCAAGGACGGGACGCTGGTGCCGAACCAGCAGCGCATGGGCCCGATCACCCTGCCGGCGCGCCTCGACGCGCTCGACCGGATCCTCGCCATCCAGGCTGCCTGCAACGCCGAGGCTGACCGGCTCGGCAGGCCGCACGTCGACCTGCTCAACGCCGAGGAGGAGGCGCGCATCCGCGAGCTGATCGCGGCCGGCACATGGCCGCAGCGATGGACCGGCGACGAGCCGACCGCGGACGTGCCGCTCGATGCCGTCTTCTCGGACGGGTCCGTGCAGCCACTCCTCATCACCGACCACCCAGCCCTCACCACCGCGGAGTAGCAGCATGGCCGAGTCCAGCACCATCACGCGCGACCACATCCAGGATCACGACGCCGCCGTGGTCCTCGCTCACCATGTCCTCGGCATGCAGATGGGCACGACGATGGGCCAGCGGGCGCGGCAGCTCGCGCGTCAGGTCCTCGGCATCCCGGATCACGGGGAGTTGGCCGGCTGCACCGCGATCACCACCAACGGGACGCTGCGCATCATCCCGGCCGACGAGCCGGTGTTCCTGCTCCGCGGGCAGGATGTGGTCGCAGCCGACACCGTGCGCTGGTGGGTCGAGCAGGCCGAGAACGTCGGCGCGGCCCCTGACATCATCGCCATGGCGCTCGAGCACGCCGACCGGATGGAGGCGTGGCCCAAGAAGAAGGTCGCCGACCTGTCGCTTGCCCTCGCGACGGGAGGCGCCCGTGGCTGAGAACAGCAAGATCGAGTGGACCCACCACACGATGAACTTCTGGCTCGGCTGCACCGCGCTGAGCCCCGCGTGCGACCACTGCTATGCCGAGGGCTGGGCGAAGCGGACCGGCAACGCCGCGCTGTGGCAGGGTGAGCGCCGCCGCACCACCGCCGCGCTGTGGCGCCAGCCGGCGAAATGGGACGCGGCTTGCGACGCCGCCGGCATCCGCCAGCGGGTCTTCACCAACTCGCTCGCCGACTTCTTCGACAACCAAGTCCCAGCCGAGTGGCGGCATGACGCCTGGGCCATCATCACCGGTGCCCGGCACCTCGACTGGATGGTGCTGACGAAGCGCCCGGAGAACATCGCGAAGATGCTCCCGGTGATGGACAGCTCGGCGCCCGGCTACCGGCCGTGGAACGAGCGCTGGCCGTGGCGGAACGTCTGGCTCGGCACGACGATCGAGGACCGGGCGCGCCTGCACCGCCTCGATAAGCTGCGCGCCGTCCCCGCCGCGGTCCGCTTCCTGTCGATCGAGCCGCTGCTCGAGGACCTCGGCGAGCTCGACCTGTCGGGCATCCACCTCGTGATCGTGGGCGGCGAGAGCGGGCCGCGCGCCCGGCCGATGCGCCTCGCGTGGGTGCGTAGCCTGATCGCGCAGTGCCGCGCCCAGGGTGTGGCGGTGTTCGTGAAGCAGATGGGTCGCACCGCCCACATGGATCGAACCGACGCCGTTCAGGGCGTGGCCCTCGGCGGCGGCTGGAAAGCGGATTTCGCGGGGGCTGCCGAGGGCATCGTCAGCTTCGCAGACCGCAAGGGCGGCGATCCGCTCCACTGGCCGGAGGATCTGCGCATCAGGGAGATGCCCCATGCCGCGTGATCGTGAGAACGAGCGCGCCCGCCAGCGTCGATATCGCGACAAGCGGAAGGCGGAGAAGTACGGGCCCGAATCCATCGGCGTCGACATGCGCGGACGGACCGGCACGCAGCCGCGCGGGCCTGCCCATCCGCGGTGGAACAATGACCGGATGATCAGCTCGGACGGATACGTGAAGATCCGTGTCGGCGCCGAGCATCCGCTCGCCGATCCGAACGGGTACGCCTACGAGCACCTCGTGGTCTGGGCGGCAGCCGGGCGGCCTCTGCCGCGTGAAGACGAGCTTCTTCACCACCGGAACGAGGTCAAGTCGGACAACCGGCTGTCCAACCTTCAGCTCCTGACACGAGCCGAGCACAACGCCCTCCACATCGCAGCTCGAGGACGAGACGCGGTCACCGGTCGCCTGCTCTCGCGCGTCGAGCACGACGGATTCCCGGAGGTGTCCCATGGCTGACCGTCCCATCATCTTCTCGGCGCCGATGATCCGCGCGCTGCTCGCCGGCCGGAAGACGCAGACGCGACGGATCCTGAAGCCGCAGCCGCGCCCTTTCGAATGCGAGGGGCGGTCGTACTGGTCGGCCGTTCCGGGCATCGGCGGCCGGATCTTCGTCTCGGATGCCGACCTTCTCGCCGCACATCGCTGGTGCGTCGGCGACCGGCTGTGGGTGAAGGAGACGTGGCAGACCGGATCCGGCTTCGACGGCCCGCAGATCGCCTTCCGGGCGACCGGTGACTGCCACGACATCGAAGCCTGGGACGGCGAGGACGAGGGCGCCGGGCCGTCGTTCAACTATGAGCGCTGCCCGGGCGCGAAGTGGCACACGTGGCTGCCGGATCTGCTCAGCGGCGCCGCGGGCATCTGGCGGCCGTCTCTCTTCATGCCGCGCTGGGCCTCGCGCCTCACTCTCCTGGTGACGAACGTCCGGGGCGAGCGCCTGCAGGACATCAGCGAGGCTGATGCGGTCGCGGAAGGCATCGAACCCGAGGCCAAGCCGATCGAAGGAACGACGTATTTTCGGAACTATGAGGCCGCCCGCGGAGACCATCTGCCAGCCCGGGCGAGCTTCGCATCCCTCTGGTCCAGCATCAACGGCCCCGAGTCCTGGCAGGCCAACCCGTGGGTCGTGGCCGTCACCTTCTCCGTCCACGCGCGCAACATCGACCAGCTCGCGCCGATTGCCGAGGCCGCGGAATGAGCTGCTACGTCGACCAGCCCATCTTTCCGTTCGGGCGCATGATGATGTGCCACCTCTGGGCCGACAGCCTCGACGAGCTGCTGGCCATGGTGGACCGCATCGGCGTCGACCGGAAGTGGATCCAGGGCCACCCGGATCTCTCGTTCGGGAAGCACCGCAACGCCTCGTGGGTCCACTTCGACATCGCGAAGGGCAAGCGCGCCTTGGCGATCCAGGCCGGCGCGCTGGAGACCGACCGCTACGGGGCCTCCTACTTCGACGCGCAGCAGCGTGGGCGCACCAAGATGGTCGAGGGCATCGAGGCGATCCGAGCCAAGGCCGGAAAGCCGGTCGACGGCATCACTCGGCCGACCGAGGACACGAGCGGGAGGGCAGCTTGAACGGAGAGATCATCGTTGTCGCCGCCCTGGCGATCTCGCTTCAGACGATCGCGCTCATCGTCGCGGCCGTGGGCAACCTGCGCGCCAACGTTCGCACGCGTCGCCTCATGGCCTCCTACGACAGAGCCATGGCCGCGAAGGATGAGCAGATCGCGGCCTACGAGCGGCTCATCGCGGCGCAGAAAGCTCTCCTTGAGGCGACGCGCGGGAGGGCAGCGTGACGCGCCGCTACGCCGCCGACACTTCGGTCCCAATGGACCGCAGCATCTCCGAGATCCGGACGACCGTCCGGCGCTACGGCGCCAGCGAGTTCGCCCACATGGAGAGCGACACGCAGGCCGCGATCCACTTCACCATGCGAGGCCGGCGGATCCTCTTCCGGCTCGCGATGCCGGATCCGAAGGCCGGCGAGTTCGTGCTGACCGAGACCGGCAAGGTGCGCTCGGCCAGCGTCGCCGAGGCAGCCTGGGAGCAGGCCTGCCGCTCGCGCTGGCGGGCGCTCGCCCTGGTCATCAAGGCGAAGCTGGAGGCGGTCGAGGTCGGCATCGTGGCGTTCGAGGACGAGTTCCTCGCCAACACGGTCCCGCCCGGCGCGAGCGTCACCTTCGGCGAGGCCGTCCGCGAGGACATGCGCCTCGCCCACGAGAAGCGCGAGCTGACACCGCTGTTGCCGTACCTGGGAGGGGGCAGTGCCGCGTAGCGCCAGGATTCCCGCCCCTAACGAGGTCACCGACGAGACCATGATGCCGCTCAGCGTGGCGGCCGAGGTCGCGGTCCAGCACGGCGTCGTCTCCAGCGCATCGGCCAAGGCCTTGCGGCGCGAGGCCGAGCATGATCGGCTAACGACCTACGAGGTATTCGGGCGCCTGCACACGACCCTGGGCGACATCAAGAAGATGGTGAAGCGATGCCGCGTCCAGCCAAGGGTGCCCGCCTCTACTACAAGGCCGCCGACGACCGCTGGGTCATCCGAGACACCGGTGGCATCGAACGCGGCACGGGCTGCAGCTATGGAGAGCGTGAGGCGGCTGAAAGAGCGCTGCAAGCCTACCTCTCCGAGAAGCACACCCCCGATTTCGGCCGCGGTGATCCCGCTACAGTCGAGATCGCGGACGTCCTGAAGCTCTACGCCGACGAGCACGCGGCCGGCACGAAGCGGCCCGACGTCGCGTGGTCGGCGCTCCCGCACCTGATCACCTTCTTCGACGGGAAGAAGGTCGCGCACGCCACGCCGAACCTGTGCCGGGCCTACGCGAAGTGGCGGACCTCGCAGCCGCAGGCGCGGTTCAAGTTTGGGCCGGGCTACCGGTACGCGACCGAGGCCGAGGTGCCCCGGGTCGGCGATCAGACCGCGCGCCGCGAGCTGGGCGTGCTCTCGGCCGCCTTCGGCTACGCGCACAGCGAGCACAAGCTGCTCTACCCGGTCCCCGTGACGATGCCGGACCGGGCGCCGGCGCGCGATCGGTGGCTCAGCCGCTCGCAGGCGGCCGCGCTGCTGCTCGCCGCGCTGGGCTTCCGCCCGACCGGGCGACACGATGCGAAGGGGAAGGAGATCTGGCGGCGGCCGCGGGAGAAGGCGCGGCCGGGCGAGGAGCGGGGCCGCGCGCTATTCGTCCAGCGTCACGTCGCCCGGTTCATCCTGGCGGGCCTCTACACCGGCACCCGGCACGAGGCGATCCTGCGCCTGAAGTGGATCGAGAGCACCGACGGCGGCTTCGTCGACCTGCGCTCCGGCATCATCTACCGGCGCGGCACCGCCGAGGGCGAGTCCTCGAAGCGGCGGACCCCGATCCCGATGTCGAAGCGGCTCGCCGCGCACATGCGGCGCTGGCGGAAGAACGGCGCCTACGTGATCGAGTTCGAGGGCAAGCCGATCCTGCGCCTGCGCCGCGCTTGGACCACGGCCAGGAAGGGGGCGGCCCTCGGCGAGGAGATCACGCCGCACGTCCTGCGCCACACCTTCGCGACGTGGGCCGTGATGGCGGGCGTGCCGTTCGGCAAGGTCGCCCGGGCGCTCGGCACCACCGAGCAGGTCGTGGAGCAGGTCTATGGCCACCACCTGCCGGAGCATCTGCGCGGTGTCGTCGAGACCGTGTCGCGCGGAGGTAGGTCGTGA